ATATCAAGCTCCTCCCTTGATAAGTTCATTGTATGCGTAGTGGCAGCGCCAAGTGCCACATAATTCTCTGAAACCTTTTTGAAGAGCATCAAATCCCTTCCTCTTACTACTTTATTTTCCATGTTAATTATCAATTACAATATTAAACGTAAGAGCCTGTATATACGCCTCGTCTTGAAAATCCTCAACGGCGTTGGCAAGCTTTATATCGGAGATATCAAAACCATCCAAGTTCATTGGATAGTCTGGCATCTCATCCACTATAGCGGAAGCAATGTCCAGCGATTGAGAGTAGCTAGAACCGACGATAATAATATCCACGCTGATCATTCCATAACGATAAGACACATCCTTGTCCGATTCCAAGACTACCCCACTTCTTTTGTACGTAACAAAAGGAAAAGGCGTTTTCTGCTCGGCAACGACCGGATATATACGGCCTTTCAACCTGTCATTGATACTCATATCAGCTAACAGTCTTTTAATCAAAGCTCCTATCTCTAACGCTCTCATTTCTTTCTTCCTATCCTTATTACAGCCCTCATCACTCTTTTCTCCATATCGTCAAGCACCTTTGATTCTTCCGAGTCTTGCGCTTTCCTGAAATACCTTCGTCCCGTGATAATGCCACGATTCGCGGGTTTCCCCAATCTAATCAAATATCGCCTAGCGCCTTTTCTTTTAACGCCGGTGACCCGATGCCCCTTGGTAAATCTCCGTTTGGTACCAAGCTCAAAAAACTTGGCTCTAAAATCCCCTAGTATATCAACAACGGCATCTTTGGTTTTCTTATTAACGTTAAGCCTTACCAATGGTAATCTCTTAGTTGAGCCGTTACGGTCTTTATAGACATTGAAAGCCTTGAAAGCGGTTCCGGAACCAAAGTTCTGGATAGTCCTTCTCCTTATGATCTGCCCGCCGGATCGAACGGCGGAAATCATAGCCTTATCCATTTCCTTCCCGGTAAGCCTGTCCACCATCCGGTTATATTCCGATATATCAACCTTGACCTTACTCATTGATCCTCTCCCCCGTGATGGTTATACAATTCTTGGATCTCTCCGGATTGATATCGAGTATCCTGTACCTTATCTCATCATGGACAATAACCATGTCATAATCGACCTTATGATACAGGCGTATCTCGATCCTTACCGTATAGGTATTGACGATCTCATTGGCCTCTATCGCCCTGTTGCCTCTAATGTGGGAAACACGGGCATAGGTAGAGAAACAATCCTCATAAATTACCTCAGAGGCAGAATACTCAGTCTCGGACTTTACAGGTAATTGGAATGTGATCTTATCTCTCATCAATCCCGCTCTCATGATCCTTTGGATTATAATACCTTACATAAGGAAACAATAAGCTATCTACCATCATGGGAACCTTGCTAGAGGAAACGAAAGCTATTGGCTCCCTATTCTCGTAATAGTGAGCCACGACAAGCTTGGCGGCATGTTTGACCGGAAGAGGTATAATACCGTCCGGAAAAACATCCGTCAATGAGTCGAATTTTAAACGATTAGCGATGTCGATCTCTGACATGCCTATCAATTCCTCGATATACATATCATCATCGGTGTAATCCAAATCCACTCTTAAATGCCTCTTTGCCTCCTCTAGCGTAAGTATCATGAGCCTAGTTATTTAATAGATCCAACAGCGAATGATTCTTTTCTACGAGGCTTGGCATCAAAGAAGGCGTTGATAACTAATCGGACCTCGCCATCAGCGGCCTTCGTGTAAGGATCAACCGTGATATCCAACGCACCCCATTGACCGATAACGAAATCCGCCCAGTTACCGAAAATGATACCTTCCTCATCCGTGCCCTCTTGCAATCCGGATGCCATGCCTGACGTAGCATATACGTTGTAACCATTAGCCATGCCATTCTGCAGGATGAATCCCTCCGCTACATTTGCGGCTCTAAGAGTACCCTTCAAGATACCTGCGCCTTTGACTGACGTGATATAAGCAAGATTATTCACTAACGCCTCATCAACGGGAACCGCTGTTTCCATAGCGATCATATTAGCGAAAGAAGCCTCTCCTGTCACCGTATAAGTTGGCGTGCCAGTAAAGAAGCCATCAGGCTTATTTGCGTTAGTAGCCTCGGCACCAAGGATCGTTTTCTGCAACTTGATAGCCACCGCGCGTGCCAAGTCATTACTAAGCATAGTGTCAGTAGATAGCGTATCTTGCGCAAGGAACTGCTTAGAGATATCAATATAGGCTGTTAAGCGCTTAGGAGCCAGCTCTACCTTTGTGAACGTGCCCTTCCCGTTCTGAGCCGCCCCAGTCTCATTAGCCCAATTAACGGATGAGCCAGAATACGCAGGAATACCTATATTACCTTTCAGTCCCGTTAAAAAAGTAGCCCCAGCCTTTACCATGACCAAACTATCACGGATCGGCTGCAAGATGCCAAGCAAATCCTCTGATATAAGTTCCTTGCCATCACCTGCGACTTGAGCGGAAATAAAATTGCCCCTATATTCCATCGGAATCAACAAGCTTCCTTGATCCACCGGTAAGCTAGCCTCGGTCATAGCCCTACGTCCGGCATCGATCAACCCCTCCACCTCGTCACAAGTCTCGCCAGTGATCTTTGAGCGGATAGCCTTAGCCAACAATCCTCCCCTAGAATGTTGGGTGTTAGCCACCGGACGTTGTTTATTCCTAGCCTCGGCCAATTTGATCTCAAACTCGCAATCGGCGATATCCGTAACGATCTCGGCCAATCTTTTTTCCTCATTCTCATCTGCCTTCCGGCCCTCGGCCTTCATCTTATCGAAAATGCCTTGTTTTTCAGTGTTGAGCAATCCGATCTTGTCTCGAAGCTCCACGATAGTAAGTTGTTTCTTTGACATATTAAAATCTGTTTTTAAGATTGTTATAATAAATTTCTAAATCCTCCTTTTCCCTCTTTTCCCGTTCCTCTTTTTCCTTGTTTTGCCTATCCTCTAAATCCTTACGCTCCTTATCACGAATGCTTTCGATAGACCGTAAGGCAACCTCGGTATCCTCATAAGCCGGATAATACACCGGGCTCACATCATACAGCTTGTCTATCTGGACGATCGTGCGGATATACTTACCGTTTTCGCCTTTCTCCCAATTATCCTTAGATACCGTGAAGGCGAAAGATGACTCAGCGATATCCCCTCTCTTCAGAGCCTCTACCAGCTCATCACCCAAGGCCGTATCCGGAGCTTCAAAAGAATATTTAAGTCCTTTGGCATCAACCTCCAACTTCAATGATCCCTCAC